CAGCGTTTCTGTGCCCCGTATCATCAGCAGGTCTCCATAATTATCAAAACTTTCACCGTTGATGTCTTCCTGCCGTGTTTTGATGATGCGCAGCACTGGATCTATGTGTTTGCGTGGCGCCAGATAGTAATCTATCCATCCTTTCTTATTGATATAGAACTGAACGAGCGTAAATCCCCAGTATTCGGCATCCAGCGCGTCACTGATAAATCGGAGGAACCAGGGTGATGATATCTGCTCGTTCACTTTATCATCGGGTATGCCGTTACGGCGAAATTCAATCTTCCTGCTTAGTACTCCGCTTTTCCGTTTTTGTACCACGCTGAACAGATGCGGGTCCATCAGGCTTTCGCTATAGATGTCATATAGCCTGACACGTCGTGTGAAATCTACGTTTTCAGCACTGCGGATAGCCTGCATATAGTCCCCCAGACCTATTCCGAAACGTTGTGGCTGTGTCAGTATCACCGTTGCTCCGGGACGGGTTACGTTACTCCCTTCGGTGATGCGTTTACTTTTTGCGGCTTTGTTCCGGAAAACCGGAAACCTGTCTAGTATATTCATAAATGATTGGTGCGTTTAGGGTTACTACTCATTAGCCAGGGGCTGTTCTTTTTCTGCTCCTCTTCCGGGAGCTTCGGTGCGCCGTCTATCGTTATTTTAAATGTCGCCACCTGTTTCAGCCATTCCATTGCACGGTCGTAGCGATCCTTGCGTATCTGCGACATCTTCTGAGGATTGTGGATACTGAACAAGTGATACACGGCGATATCTACTGCCATCATCAGGACAAGCTCATTGCGTGCCGCGCCTTCAGCATTGAAAATGGCATCAGCGTCATAGCGGGCATTGAGATATCCGCGCATTTCGGCAATGGCACGGTCCTCACAGATCTCGATGATGGCGTCATCATTGCGGGTCAGTGCATCCAGTATTTCACGATGGATGCTGGCATCGTAATCTTGCGGAGTTATAAATTTGCTCATGGCTATAATCGTTTGGGGTTCCGGCGGTCATTACGATGTATCACAGTCACCGGTACCAGTTGTTGGATCTTCTTTTTGATGATGCAGTAACCGCCTTCCACGCAATCGGGACCGTCGGCGGGAAACTTCAGTCTCAGGGTGAACAGCCTGAACTGGTCGTCCAGACGTTTCATGTGCGGGTTGTTTCTTTCGGCTTCGTTGAAGATGAGATTTCCTTCCCGGTTCAGAGGCTCCAGATTGGCTTCGATACGTGTAGCCTTATCGGTTTTTCTAGCTTCGTCAGGTTGAATATAGAGTTGAATATTCTTTTCACGCCGTGCTTTACCCACCAGCGGCTTGAATACCTGCTGGAAGAAAGGGTCTTGCAGTTTATTGTTCTCCATGTAGCAATACACGGGAACTTTTCCGCCCACGTATTCCAGCAACTGCACATACCAGTCAATGAATTCTGCGTTCAGTCCACGGTCCAGACATGGCTTGATGATATAGAGTTTCGGACCGATCATGCCCATCAGGATACAGCTCTTTGTACTGCTGTTCTTGCTTTTGTTCTCACCGGGTGCCGGGTCGCCGTAAATGACGAGGAACTGGAACTTCTTCAGGTCAGGTACTTTGCCGTAAGTGATCTCCTTAAATACTTCGCCTTCCGTCACCGGATTGTTGAAGTATTCCGTCTGCTGGGCGGCAGTACTGATTTTGGACAGAGCGATATCAATACTTTCTTCCGTATTTTTAGACGGCCAGGTGCTGTATCCTTTTTCATCACGGATGTTCACTACATCCCAATGATCAGCCATGTGCCCGGCACGTACCACACAGCAGTCACGGGCAATGATATTTCCGCAGAAAACAATCAGTGTTTTTACTGCCGTATCACGTGTTCCGTACAGTGCTTTTTCCCACCATGTCCAGTTCTTGTCTATCGTGTCCGGATTCCGGCAGCCTTCATCCGTATCGAAGTCATCCACCAGCAGCACATCCGGACGGACAGCGCCGTTGCGGCTACCACGGGGAGCGTTTCCGGCACCGACAGCACGGAATGAACAACCGCATTTAGCGACGAACTCTTCGGCACACCAGTTGCCAAGATTCACCTGCACACCATAATAAGCACGTATCAGGGCATTCTCTTCAAGCTGTTTCTTATAAGGATCGAGCAACCGGACAGCACTGTCCTGTGTGGCGGAAGCCATCATCACGTTGCACTTCTTTTTCGTAAGCGCAAGGTATATGACGATAAACATCACCGTCGTACTTTTCGCCAGTCCCCGTGCCCATGACAATACTTCGAACCATTCCTCGTGTTTGATACAGCGCCTGATGGCCTTTATCTGGAACTCTGCAAATTCAAACTTGCAGTATTCGGGGAAAAAGAACCTGATCCATTCTATCGGGTCGGCTTCCAGCCGGGTACGGTCCTTGGCAATCTGCGCCTGCGTCAGATTGACGTCGGAATTTTGGCGGCGAAGTCCGGATTCATAGAATACTGCCCATTCCCTGAGCGCATCACGGTCTTTCTGCGTCTGTGTCATAAGCTATCCTTTATAAAAGCATCCCACAACCGAAGAAGCTCCTTGCTCTTATCTAGATCGAACGGTCGCAGCCAGTTGATGAATTTCATACCTACACTGATAATGTCAGCAACACCTACATCTGTTTCCATCTTCTTAATAGCTGTCGCCAACTTGTTCAGTGTGTCGGCCTCGGCGGCATTGGCATAGCGTTTTCCCTCTTCGCGCTCACTGATCACGCGGTTGATCTCTGCCACTTGCCAGTGCAGGCTGGCAACCTGCTGTTCACGGGTGAGTGTCATGCCTACCTTCATTTCCTCCCATTTCTCCGCTGCTATCCAGCGGTTGATGGTGTTGCGTGATACGCCTACCTTGTCCGCGATCTCCTGTTGCGTCAGGTTATCTTTCAGATATAATGTGCGGGCATAACCCTTTTTCTGTTGTGTGGTCAAATCTGCCATGATGATAAGTCGTTAGAATTTACACAAAGGTCATTATCCCGGAGGTGAACAGAAAAAAAGCGCAAAGGGGTTACAGACAATGCCACAGCGCCTGCATACTTGCCCGTAAGCGTTACACACTTTTTTGTACGGTTGCCCCTGTCACCATAAGTTTGTGACAGATTCAAAGCCGGAGACGTAAATTGCACCGCCGTCCGGCACTATATCCTAAATGCTGAAATATGATTCTTTTTAAATCCATACTGAATGAAAAGACTGCCAGTCTGCTGCTCTACGGAGAAATCAGTGACGAAGGCGGTGACGGCAAGATAGCCAGCCGTGACATCGTGAACGAACTGATGTACATGGACGGCAGTTATGAGAATCTGAATATCCGGATCAATTCCATTGGTGGCGATGTCTATCCCGGTATTGCCATTTTCAACGCCATCCGGCAATGCAGGAGCAACGTCACTATCTACATAGACGGTATTGCCGCCAGCATTGCAGGAGTCATAGCCCTGTGCGGAAAACGGGTGGAAATGAGCCGTTATTCCCGCATGATGCTGCATAATGTCAGTGGCGGATGTTACGGTAACAAAAAGGATCTTCAGGACATGATCTCAACGATCGAAAGTCTGGAGGATACCATTGCCGAAATTATTGCCGGACGTTGTGGCAGGGATAAGGAAGAAGTGAAGAACGCCTATTTCGATGGTACCGACCACTGGCTGAAGGCGGACGAAGCTCTGGCCCTCGGACTTATTGACGCCATCTACGATGTGGAAGCGGTACCCGAAGAAAGTACCACAGATGATATATACCGTATATTTACTAATCGGCTGGTGCTGGAGCAACAGCCACAAAACTCAGATAAGATGAAATTGGAAGACTTTAAAAAGATTCCCCGTTTTGCCAACTGTACGGATGAAGCAGCAGTGATGTCCATACTTGGTGAGACTGCCCGGAAAGCTGACAAGGCCGATGACCTGGAAAAGGAGAACGGTGAACTGAAAGAACAGCTTAGCCGGCAGGAAGAGGAACGGATCGAGACAGCTGTAACGGATGCTGTAACAGACGGACGCATTGGTGCCGATCAGAAAGACACCTATAAGAACCTTCTGAAAGCTGACTTTAAAAACGGTTTGACTGCACTGAAGGCGATGAAGCCTAAAAAACTACTAAAAGACAAGTTTGAGAACCAGGAACTGCAAGCCGGTGAGAGCCCCTGGGAAAAACGTCAGAAGGAAATACGTGAGAATATCCGGAAATAATCTGTAATACGCAAAGATATGATACCGATTAAAAATCCAAAGAATGCTAAGTTAGGCGGTTCGTCCTACTTTGGCAAGAATGTCGGGAGCAGCGTACGCAGTGCCGGCAGTGCCCCACAGATACGCGGGCGACAGAAGGTTAAATACTAACAACTAATAACTTACAAGGACAATGGCAATTCAAGGATTGAATACTACCAACTATTCCGGCGAAGTGCTGGAAAATGTACTGACCCTTGCCACTACAGGCAATGAGTTGGTCAGCAGGGGACTGATTATGGTTATCCCCGGAGTAAACAGCGCAATCAGCATTCCGCGCGTTAAGGCGGGAAAGATGTTGCAAAAACGAAAGGAAGACCCGACGAAAGCTGACAGCAAGGGGGACTTTACTTACAGTGAAAAGAAACTGACGCCTAAGGATATGATGGCCTTCACGCTCTTCAACCCCCGCGCGTTCGAACATATTTGGCGTCCGTTCCAGCCTTCGGGAGACCTGGTGTTCCGCCAGTTACCCGGCAATGTGCAGAATATCCTGTTGCAGGAACTGCTGAAACAGGTAGGACACGAACTGGGCTACCAGTACATCAATGGTACCTACGAAGATGGTTCGGACGATGCGTTGTTGATGGACGGTATCCTGACACAGGCTGCCAAAGACGCGGATATCGTGAAAGTGAAAACCGTGGGAACCACGATGCTGCAACGCCTTAAAGAACTGCGTACGGTGATTCCGGTGACCATGCGTAACAATCCCAACCTGCGCATCCTGATGAGCGTAACGGACTTTGATACGTATGATGACGAACTGACGCAGCTTGCGAATAAAGGTGCGGCTCCTACGGACATCAATCAGGAACGTTACAAGGGCATTCCGTTTGAAGTGTTGACGCAATGGCCGGAAGGCTTGATGGTAGCCACCATTTGTGATAGCGGCATGAACGGCAATCTCTTCGCTGCCGTCAATCTGCAGAATGACGAAAACGTGATTCAGATTGACAAGTGGGCGAATGCCAGCGAGCTTTATTTCTTTAAGATGCTGATGAAGGCGGACACGCAAATCGGCTTCGGTGAGGAGTTTATCGCGCTCGACTGGCGTGTTGACGGTGCGTTCAAACCAACTGTTGAAGGATAAGGAGAACGGGCGATGGCAAAGAAAGAAAAAGTAACGGTGATTGTTCTGGAAGAGTTTCAGGATAAGTTCGATCATAAGACTCTGTACCCGGTGGGAACAGAACTGGAAGTGGACAAAGAACGCGCTGACGATCTGGTAGGCCGCAAGCTTGCCAGGATCAAAGAGGTGAAAGCTCCCAAGGAGCTGAAAGAGTCCGAGAATTCCAAGGAAGTAATGACTGAAACCGCAAAGGCTGAAACAGCAAAAACTGAGGCAGAGAAACCTGAAGAAAGAGAAAAAGATGATGACAAGGGAACTGAGAAATAATAATCCACTGAATATTCGCCTCTCTGGCACTACGCGCTGGCAAGGTGAAGTCCGACCATCACAGGATCGTTCTTTCTGTCAGTTCGAGAGCATGGCTTACGGTTATCGTGCCGGATTGAAGTTATTGCAAAACTATCGGAAATTGAACGGATGCCGCACGATATCGGACTTCATCAACTGCTGGGCACCATCTGTAGAAAACAATACTTCAGGCTATATCAGCCGGGTATGCAGGGAAATGCAGGTACCTTCCAGTTATGTTCCTGATGTGAACGACAGGGGAACCATGTGTGCCTTTGCAGCAGCCATGTCACAAGTGGAAAATGGCATTCCTGTGGTGATGGAAGACGTGCAGGCAGGATGGGACCTACTCTAAATTAAGGAGGAATAAGATGGATGCACTTGAATACATGAAGCTGGTTTGTGGTATCCTTACGGTTATCATCACCTACGGAGGATTCAGGATGTATACCGACAGACGGAAATACATTCAGGAGGTAGAAAAGCTGAAGGCGGAAGTCCGTGACGCACAGGTAAACACCCGTGGCAGCGAACTGGACAACGTTCAGAAAGCGATGCAAATCCTGATGGATGAAATTGTGGAACCTTTAAAGCAAGAAATAAATGCGATTCGAAAAGAACTCGGAAAACTTCGCCGGGCTGTTGAGAAGTCCAACAGTTGCCGTTTTGCTACTAACTGCCCTGTGCGTGATGAGTTGCAAAAGCCCGAAAAGACTGGAGAAGACTACCTCCCTAGACAGCCTGTACAGCGCAAGAGGATTCGTTCTGATACAGCAGCCGGTACCTCCGAGCATTGCAAAAACAGTGTTTCTGGCAGGGACACTGAAATCGATACCGATAGGAACAGGCTTTAGTACCCGCAGCGGACAGGCAACCGTCAACGTGACGCGGGTATCGGAAGATTCAGTAGAGGTTCGCGCCACTTGTGACAGCCTGGCACGTGAAGTAATCTACCTTCGTGAAGAACTGACACGCATCCGCAACGAGACTGGTGAGGAAGTGGAAGAACCTCCTCCGCAGATTGTGAAGGAACCGACCGGATGGCAGTGGTTCCAGATATGGACAGGACGGATGGCCGTTGCCGTACTTGTTCTAATAGTGATCAAACGGCGATTGAAACGTAATTAAATAATAAGGAAATTTATGGCAGAACTAGGATATGTGCATGGCAGTGACATGCTTGTCGGATTAATGGTTGAAGAAGCTTTTTCTCCACTGGGGCATTCAAAGACTTGTACCATTAGTAATAAGGCAGAAACCAAAGAGCGTGCAGTGAAGCCGACTCTGGCGGAAAAGGCAAAGGCGGCTAATGCCGGCAAGTGGAAAGAGAAATCAGTGAGCGGTCTGTCCGTCGAAATCAGTTCCGAAGGATTCCGGTTCTACGGAGATGAGATGGGATATGACAAGCTGCTGGAACTTTGGGAGAAGAGTGAACCTGTAACAGTACGTTATGCGCAACGTGGAGAGGAAAAGACGAAATACCGTGAAGGAAAGTTCCTTATCACAAGCCTGGAAGAGACATCTCCTTCGGATGACGACTCTACCTATACTATCTCTTTGGAAAACTCCGGTCCGGTTGAGACCAAGACTGTAGCTCCACAAGGATAATGTATCACCTTTAACTTGTATCATCCAATGAATAAAGTAATCATTTGTGCGAAAGAATACCCTTCCCGTGTGACCATGGGGGCAATGATCGACTTCAAACGCGAAACCGGCAGGGATGTAAACGAAATCGGTGCTGATGTGGAGCAGCTGACCATGTTCATGTATTGTTGCGTCCGCAGTGCTTGCCGTGCTGATAAAATCGACTTTGCGCTGACTTTCGAACAGTTTGCCGACGGCATCAACCTGGAAGACTTTACCGCCTTTCAAAACGGAATGTCAACGGAAGAAGATGAATCAAAAAAAAAGAAGGGGACGAAAGTGTAACGATTGAATCTCTGATGGGACTGGCGATGGGGTGTGTCGGGATGTGTCTGAATGACTTCTGCCGTCTCACCCCGTTGGAGTTTACGGCCGTCTTCGAAGCCTGGCAACAGAAAGAGACGTATGCAGAGCGCAGAGGGTGGGAACAGGCACGTTTCCTGGCATGCAGCATACTGAAACCTTATAGCAAAAGGAGTCTGGAATTGACAGACGTATGTCGGTTCTCCTGGGATATGAAGCCTGCAAAGGAAGCGGAGGAAGAACCCAGTACACAGGAAAGGTTCGATGAGATCAAGGCTCTGTGGAATGTGGATTGAGGTTTTTCTTTTCCTCTTCCAGTTCGTGGATGAGTTCATCAATATCTTTTTCGGTCAAGTCACATTTTTCACGGTGGAAAAGCAACAATAACGCTCCACCTCCGAAGAATACAACCAATAGAAATCCGATAAAAGTCATAAGCTCATTATATTAACTACGCAAATATATGGAAAAAGTTTCATTTGACATCGTTCTGAACCTAAAAAATAACACTTCGGGAGCGTTAGTCAATGTCAGGAAAATGTTTGATAGCGTTGATAAATCGGCAAAATCAGCTTGTTCGACAACTTCCCGGTTCGGGAGTATATGCAGTAAACTAAAAATGCCCGACGTCAATGCTCTGCTTGGAGTGACGGAACGTATTGGCAGTAGTTTCAGTGAACTGTCCCAGGGGGGCATGTCTTTCGGGCAGTCCATGGCGGACCTTAGTTCAATTACTGGCATTGTGGGTGATGACCTGGACGCACTGAGGGAGAACGCCCGAAAAGTAGGAAAAGATTCCGGTCTTGGAGCAGATACGGCCGCACGCGCGTATTCAATTCTTGCCAGCCAGATTGACGTTGCTACGATTGGCATGTCGGGGCTGAACAACCTGCAGGAGAAGAGTGTGACGCTGGCGCAAGCATCCGGTATGAGTATTGATGCCGCTGCTACTTCTCTGGCAGGTACGATCAATCAATTCGGGCTGACTGCAAATGAAGCGGAACGGGTGATCAATGTGCTGGCAGCGGGAAGTAAATATGGGGCAGCAGAGATAGCGGAGCTTTCACAGAGTTTTAAAGTCGTAGGTTCGGCTGCTTCCGCTATGGGGCTGACAGTAGAACAAAGTGCCGGCGCGCTCGAAGTTTTATCCAAAGCAAACCTGAAAGGCAGTGAATCAGGAACAGCCCTGCGAAACATCATTCTGAAGCTGAATACAGAACTGGGAGTTGATCTGAGCAAAACATCCCTTTCCTCCGCTCTGGATGCCCTTAAGCCCAAATTGACGGATGCCGCTTATCTGAGCAAGCTTTTCGGTATGGAGAATATTGCTGCCGCACAATATCTGATTCAGAAGGCGTCGGCAGTTGATGAGATGACTCAAAAACTGACCGGGACCAATGTAGCTCAGGAACAGGCAGCCATACGAACAGAAACCAGTGCGCATAAGCTGGAGGTAATGCGTGCAAAAGTAGACGACTTGAAAATAAGCATTTCACAATCGTTGGGAGGTTTCTCTGCTTATGCAGCAGTATTAAGTGAAAATTCACTGCTGCTCATGTCGTTGTTTGTTAGTGGCAGGGAAGTCATCGGTGCTCTGAATAAAGTCGGAATAGCCAGTAAGGTGGCCACTGTGGCCCAATTATCTTACAATGGCGCAGTGACTTTAGGGCAGCGTGCCCTTTACATTTATCAAATGCAAGTGCTTGCCGCCCGTGCCGCTATCGTTTCTACCACCGGAGCCACAAAACTGATGAATATTGCGATTGCAGCTAGTCCGTATATGCTTGCTGCTGTGGCTGCTGTGGCTTTAGGGGGTGCCCCCTACAAAAAAAAGACACGCAGCA